TCTAATGCAATATTGTCAGTACAAGAAGTAGTTGCTGATATATTAAACCGAGAAGGAAGAGCTAAAAGAGAATTTCAGAGCATGACAAATAAGATCATTAACATGACCATTCTTGGTAGAAGTGGTGGTGGATTGAAGTCAATTCAAGCAAGAGAAGCAGTTGAAGATCTAAGTGCTAAATTGAGAGAGCTTAGACCAGATGTTATGAACAGGGAAAAACCATTTTCAGAATTAGTAATGGAGTACAATGAAACAGGTAGTTGGACAAAAGCATTGGATGTTGTCAGGTCAGTAAATGAAGGTATTGTAGGTCAAGTTTTAAGTAATAGTAGAAATCCTATTATAGCAGAAACGGCTAAACAATTATGGAATAAGACATTAAATAAAAACACTATACAACACGACCAAAGAACTCTTCAAGATATTGCAAAGGATTATGGAATAGTAGATAGGGCAAATCCTAATGAGATAGATCCTGCTTTTGTAAAAAAGATACGTGATCGTACTAATCTTAATAGTGTTGAAGATTCATTTATGGAGATAAGAAAAAGGATCTTTGATAATAATCCTACAGCTGAAGCCTACGATCTTTGGAGTAAGTTTATAAAAGAGGATAGTAATATACTTGCAAATGCTTTGATAAATGGTAGAGTTAGGCAAGAAGCTAGAATAAAGGCTGGTGTATTAGAATTTAATTCAGATGGTAAATTTAGATCAAATATTAATGATGATTTTTATGACCGGTTGCATGTAACTGGTGATAGAAACGAACCTTATGAACTATGGCACCTTGATGATACTATAACAACAAGGACATTTAAAAAGAATAGAACGTTCTCTATTGATTTTTATAAAAGTGGTGATCCTTTAGAGATACAACAATTGATCAATGGTCAGTTACGTTTGGGAAAAATGACAGACCTTGTGAAAGAATTGAAAGATTCTGGATTTATGTTTGATCCCAATGGAAAGTATATGGAAAGCCTAACAAATGTTCCTATATCTCCCTTGATCTACATGAGACCTTCCCCTGGTTCAAGAATAATATTTGTAGCCACTGATAGTAATGTTAAAAAATTGAATTCAGATTTTGAACTTTGGTTTGCCAATAAAGCAGATAGATTACGAGATAGAAGTGAGGTAGAAGCAAATAAATTTATTGAAATGTTTGGAGATCTTCTTACTGATGGAAATACAAATGCATCTCTTAGATTGAAGATGTTAATGCAACATATAGATTATACTAGAGCAGGTCAATTCGATACATGGATGGCAGAACATTCAAAAGCAACTCCTGATTGGAATAACCTTGCTAAGATAGAATCAGATATGTTTAAACGTGGATACTTATCTGATGGTGGTACTACTCAAAGGTTTAATGAAAAAACACTTAGATGGAACGCTCAACGCCATCCAGATCAAACTGTAAGGGATTTTTCAGAACTATTATTAAATAATAATATGCAGTACACAGTAGGTGTGATCGCAGATGAAGTATTCAATAGACATGCAGATTATACTGTAAGCCAAGCACGAACTGGAACTCCATTTGATAATAGGAGAATATCTTTTGAAAAATTAACTGAAGTTCAGGGCGATTATGTAAATAATAGTGTTGTAAATGAAATTGTTGGAAAACAAATATATGATGTTTCTACTGATTCTTATAAAAGTCTTAAATCGTCTATGCTGGATGGTGCGAAAATAGTAGATGAAAGTTTGGCTAAATTATTATGGGCACAGAAAGGTGGATCAGGTGAATGGAATGGAGCAAAGACCATTATGTTCTCTACTGGTGACAATTCTATGCTTGGTAAAGGTTTTGCTGTGTATATGCCTTCAATCTCTAGGAGAATGACAAATCGTGGTATTAACTTATTACTAGGAGAGTCATCTGCTAAGTCGTTTACTGGAAACAATTTAAATGGTAATCCAATTATACCTTTTGAACATTCACAAACAGGACAAGCTCGAAATTGGACAAGAGATATATTTCAAAATATGGGGGCTGATAACATAATGAGTTTGAATGTTGATGGTCTTGGTGTTCAATTCACATCAAAGAATGTTGAGGGCGTTAATATATCATCATCTATGTTTGACTGGCAAAGTCCTGGTCATGTAAAACGGGCAACAGAATGGATGGGGCTTACAGAAATATTAAAAGATAGAAATAACTTAAAATCAATGATAGGTGATGGGCCTGATTTTATAAGAGCTGTCTTCGCTGAAAGAGAATCTAAAGGTTTAGTGTATACTGAAGGTGCAATGGGATTAACCAGGGAATTGATAGACATGGGTATATCCTCTAATAATCCATTGGTCAGGGCTCAGTTAGATAAGATATTAAGAAATGAAGATTATAAAATGCTTACAAAAGTACCTACTACTTATGGAGAAGATAACTTTATTGTTCCTGATGTTAGAGGCAATCTTTCTAATCCAGTTTTTGCGGAGTTAAGATCTAAAATAGTAGAAAATGGAATACCAGCTTTAGGAGATAAGTTGCACAATAAAGCTATACAATTTGGAGGAATTGCATTACCAGATAACACAGCAAGAAAGAAAATGAAAGATCTCAATGAAAAGATATTTGTTTTCAGAGATGAAAATGGTGTTGATCATGTAGTACAATATGATACACATAAAGATCTCAAGGGGCCTAATCGTTCAGAAGGATTTAATTTTTTTAGTTCTTTCTATGAAACATATGATTCAGCACAGCACTATATAACCAGAAGAAATAGAAGTGGTCAAAATGATATCACATCTGTAGAGAATACTGCATTTGCCGATAAAATGAGTACTAGCGAGTCTTTCAAAACAAATGTAAAAACAGCATTGAATGAGCTTGGTGGGTTAATAAGAGATCACAATCTTGATTTTGTTCATGCACATAGATTGCTTTCTGGCGGTGAAATAACTATAGAAGGGAATAGGCTTCGCTTACAAAAACTTGCTCCAGATGTTTTACAAGCAATGAAACCAGCATTGGGAGCATCTGTTAATGCTATTCCTAAGATAGCAAAAGATCAGCCAGTCATGCGTATAGATAGAATAAATAGCGATGAAATGAATGGAGTAATACAAGTAAATGCACATGATCTTAGAACAACATTGCAACGTGATAATGATGGTGATCATTTATATAGTTATTTGAAAATGCCCCATGAACTTGTTAGAGACTATGCAAGAGATATGGGTCATAAGTCAGATTATAATATGCTAGAAAAAGGTATAACACCTGGGGATATTAATATATTTGGTATAAAAGAGATCAAAAACAAATTTAAAGCTGGACAAAATGAATCAGCTATAGGCTTCTCTGAATATTCCAATCATTTATCTACAGCAAAAAAAGCAATTGGCAGTATTATATCATCAAGGCGTGCTTTATCGTGGATGGAAAATGCCGGATTAGAATATAATAACGAGCCTTTCTTAAAGGATATTGGAAAAAAGGGTGAATTAAATTCAAATGATATGCTTGTCCTTGATAGGATGATGGATATATTTCAAAATAGCGTAGATATACATGGTGGATATAATAGATTAATGGCTAAGGATGCTTTAAGAAATTACTTTTTATGGGGAGATGTACCTGCGGATCATACCCTTCCAGCTGGATCTATTGAAGCAAGGCATTCAAAAGATAGTATTGTAAGAGACGATGCTCCATTTGGTACTCAAAAAGGAGCTTATGGACAAGGTCAGAATAAAGATGTGCAAAGATTGGGTTTTGAAATAATATTAAGAACAATGAATGAAGCTAATAAAATGGCTAATGATACTTGGGATAATGCAGGTAGCAGATCACCCGAAACATGGGAATTAAAAACAAGCCATAGAAAGATAAAAGCATTGTTAGATAACCCTACTGATTTTATTGCCAGAGAAATAATGTCTGAAATATCTATGTTAAGATATATAAACCAAACTGAAAAAGCAAACAACCTTCAAAGACAATTTATTAATGAATATTTTCAAGATCGCATTAATGATGTTGGTTCAAGTACTCAAGTAGGTAAATTCCTAAAAAATCTTAGAGAAGGGAGAGTAAAGCCAAGTAAAGAAATATGGAATTTTAAAGAAAAGTCTGATACTGCGTTCGAGTATAGTATTGGAGGAAAAGTTTTAGATGAGGTAATGACAAAGGGATTGTATAATAGCCCTGATATGCCTGATCTTGCTGTATCTAAACATACATCTGCGGGATATCTTGTTAATGGACTGGTTGATAGAGTAGCAATGCACAAAGCATTCAATATGAATCCATTAAATAACTGGCAAGAGTTTAAGATACCTAATTTGGTTGCAGAAACAGACGCAACAAGCAATCCAAATACTGTTAAAAACGCTTTGACAAGAGGACACGTTAGAACAATATTACAAAAAGAACATAGGAATATTGCTGATTCCTTAAGATTTTTTAGTGAAGAAAGGTTTGTAAATCCAACAAAGCTACAAAAGTTAGAGAGTAGACTGGCAGATGTTTCAGATGCAATTAGAATAATTGATAAACAAGCTGCTCAAGATATGGTAATAGATAAAAAGAATCTTCAACTTATAAAAGCATCTAAGGGTTCTACAAAAAGTTATCCAAAAGAATTAAAAGTAGATGCTCTTGTCTATGAGATAAATGGTAGAATAAAAAAGAAGGCAGGTACTAAAGAAGGGAATCCTAGGTTAATAGATCATGAAATAGAAAGTATTGATGTAGATTATGGTAGCTTAAAGCCTATTGGGTGGTTTAAGGCTGGTGATAAATTTGAAGTAAGAAATAATAAAAGCTACTTAATAGATAAAAGACCAATGGTAAGAGAGAGTTCTTCAACTGTTGAAGCTAGATACTCAGAGGCGTGGAAAGAAGTTACTGGTGTTGGAAGGGTAAGCTCTAGGAATCTAATATCAGATCCAGTAGATAGAGAAATGTTTATGTATGATGTGGATCAATTAAGAATGCGTTTGGATAATTCTTATAGCAATACTATCAAATCACTAAAGAATGATAGAACATTTGCTAATGATGTATGGGATTATTCATCTGGTAGAGAACAAAATATGATAGATGCATTCATGGGACAATGGAGACATAAAATAGTTGGAGGTGGAACTGAAATGGATCAAGCTGCTCTTCTAATGCGTTATGTATTGCAACCACAGGTTATGACTGGTAAATATCTATCAGATGGTACAACAGAAATGCCTTATTACAGAGTAAATAAAAGATTGATGAATCAAATGTTCAATTGGGGATTGGATAATAAGCAGATCAATATGCAACCTGCTATAAAAAGAATGATACAACATGTTGAAAAACAATATCGTGGTGAAAGATATGAAGAAGATCTAATGTCTGAAGGATATAAATACATGAATGCTGATGGATATAGATGGGAAAACCTTGGAGCTTTTTCTGATGCTGTTAAGTCACTATCAAATGGATGGTTTGCAAGTCCATATTTTGCACAAATAGAAGCAAGTCATAACTTGCTGAACAGACAGTTTGCGGATCCGATCACAGTCAGAACTGCAGCAGGAGATAAGCTTAGGATAAAACAAAGGATACCTGACAATGTATTTGATAAGGAAAGTGCAAACGGTAAAGGTTGTCTATATTAGAAAATGAAAAATAACGAAAATTATTATGCATATATACAAAAATTTGAAATTCGATATTAGAAACGGCACCCCCCAGCGGGTTAATTTTTCAAACCTTAGGTGATATAATGGGATGTAATTATAGTACTAAAACCAAAAATGAACATATTGATAATATGGGAGAAGTTTGGAAAAAATGGACAAGCCATAAGAGTATAAAAGATAGATATAGAAATTCAGATGGTACTTTAAATATTGATCTTGCTAGAGAAAGACTTGTTGATTTTGCTCAATATAAGCTAAAACTCCCATTTGACCAGGATTATGTATTGTCTAAAGGGGAAATAAGCAGGTTAAATGTTGAAATAGATGCATATTCCAAAGATCTTAAAGGTAAATTTTCTCAAATAGCTGGTATAGTTCCTGAGGGAATATCAAAACAAGATCCAACTTCTAGAAAATTTTACTTAGATCTAAATAATATATTGAATATGACTCGTGTTAATACGGGTAAAAAAGAAAATGCAATGGCATCTATTACTTCACATTTTCTTGATGCTTATACAAATGCTGGTATGAATAGGAAATATTTTAAGGTAGGGATTGATGCTGTAAATGAGCTAAGAAATCTAAGGCAACAAGCAATGGAAGCCCCAAGTCCAGAAATAAAAAGAAAATTTGAACAGCAAATAGAAAAATTTGTAAATGGAGATGAAGGTTTTTTTCTTAGACAGTTTAAAATATTAAATGAAATGTCTAGTAGCGATCTTAAAAGAGTTAGAAAAGAAGGAAAATATGTTGATCCGATAACTAAAAAAGAATCATTATTTGATCCAAATATTGTAAGTGCTGCTGAAAAAAGTAGGAATTATTTAGATAATATGGGTAATGTTTTTGTTAGGGGGCTTGAAAAATTAAAAGATGTAGTTGATCAAAAGTATAAATATGATACTTCTACCGCTAAAAGATTAAAAGGGGATATAGACACTTCAATTGCTTCTATAAATGCATCTATAGATAGAGGTGGGTATTGGCCTGGTGTTTTCCTTCAAAATCTCGTAGATGTTAAGATCGGGATGGAAAAAATGATCAAATCTAAAAATAGAGAAGGTGTTATATCAGATGCACAAAATCTATCAAATATATTAAGAAATATTCCAGACCTTCCAGATCAGGCAAAAGCAAGAAATCCAAATTTAAAACATGTATATGACCAAGATCCATTATTTGTATTAAATCAATATGGCAAGGATGCTGTAGCGTTTAATAAACTTGTATTTGCTCAAGACTCTTTATTAAAAGCTATGAGTCAAATACCAAAAACAAATAACACTCAATTTTTAAATGGATTGAAAAAATTCTTAGTAGAGGAATATACTGTATTTACAGAAGGTACTCGTTCAAGACCTGATTGGGTAAATAATATGGTATATTATGTTAATGCTTTTCAAACAGCAAGAACTATGGGATTTAATATAACAGGAGCGGCTAAAAATGCTGCAAGTGCTGTACATTACTTTTCTCATGTAGGTCTTGGTGCTGTTAATAGAACAGGGAAATCATATAGACATAATGAGGATGGAGTACGAGATATATTAGATAATCTTGAAAAAAGAGCAGGATATAAATTCGTAGATCCAGCATCTGAATTGTTTTCTGAAGGTTTGATAAAGAGGTCTGACTTTGATCAAGGTAGGATAGAGTTTGATCCAATAAAAGGTACTATAAAATATAATGGAAGCCAGTTAAAAGATCAGATAGGAGAAGTTGGAGAATGGTCAATGGGTAAGCTCCTTACTTTTCATCGAATGACAGAGAATTGGCAACGTAGATGGATGTTTAGAACTGCTTTTATACAAAAATATCAACAGTTATTAAAGAATTCTACAACCCTTCCTAAAGATCAGATAGAAAGATTTGCAGAAAATCATGCATTGGAAATGGTAAATGCATTCGCTTATGAATATGCACCTCATGCTAAGGCTAAACCTTTACGTGGCACAGGTCATGAGGTAAAGGTAGATGAATTCGGTGAGCATATAATAATGAAACGTCCTATTATTGGCGGAATGAGTGAAGTTGCATTTCATTTATTGCATTATCCAATGTCTCTTGCTGAAACACATTTAAGTGCATTGAAGGGAGCTGGCAAAGCAATTCAAGCTGGTCAATGGAATGCAGATGAATTAATGTACGCTGCTAGATATGCAGGTGTATTTGGTGTATTGCAGGCAGGTTCAATTCTGTTAAATGTAGATCTTAATAATTTATTTGAAAATGAAACTGTTAGTAGAATGAGAAGAGTTCATGACGATCTAACAGTAGGTGGTAAATATGAAATATCAGATCTTTTAAATCCTGATTATACTTCAATGGGTGAGTTATCATTTGATGAAATGGATGCAGGTGGAGTAGACACATTGAAAGTATCTGCTGTAGCAAGAGATCGTGGGGATAGAGAAACTGCAAGAACTGATGAAACAGGAGTTACTGTATCAGGTACAACACAAAGACCAGTATCTGGAGCTAAGCAATTCTTTCCTCAAGATTTTATTCAATCTGGAAGGAAAAAAAGTACCTTTGGTCTTTCAGCAGAAATATTTGGCCCAACTGTAGGACATATGAAATACGGTCTCATAGCAAGTGGATTAATGGATCTTGAGCATAGTTTATTTAATCAAATAGTATTTGGTAATGTTGATTATAGCAAGGATGATGAAGAAACTGCTAGATATGAAGCATATCAATACAGTACTGAATATGGTAGGTTTGTTAATAAAACATGGCCTGCAGTTAGAGATGGACGTGGTATGGATCTTGTAAGACATTGGTTAGGTTTATATCCAAGAAAATGGACTAAACAGTATCATGAAAGTATTTTTGGGCTATCTGAATCAAAGCAACAGGCACAGGCTAGAAAAAGAATAAGGGGGTTGGAGCCTGAAGCTGCATCTGCTGTTGGTGTTTTAGATCAAATGTTAGAAATGGAATATAAAGGGACAGGGTATTAATAGGAGTTAATCCCCGTCCCTTCTTTTTAGTCGAAAAATGTATTATCTATTGTGAATGTTAATCTTGTTGTAAGTGACAGTATATGTATCGATATGCATACCATATTTGTTATCAATATTTCAAAACAAAAAGGAAATAATTGAAAACATATATAGTCGGTTTCTAATGTGATTCTTGCAATATTGTTTCCTACACTCATACAAACTCCTACATTTCTAGATATAGTTCTGCTCTTTTGATAAGATCTAGCCATTCATCGTATTCCATGATGACATAAGCTTCTCCCCTATCTTCACGTACTAATGCAATATCACAGCAATCTGGTGGCTTTATCCATTTTGCTATTCTTTTTCTTCTTTTACATTGTACTTTATATTGTCCAATAACAGCGTCAACTTCTTCTTCTAGTCCAAGTGACATTCCATTAGACCCGTAGGCTCTTTTGGCCTCTATGCCCTTGTTTTTCGCTTTATTCACGCATTCTCTTTCAAATGTATTACCTTTTACTTTGCTTGGGTGTGTCATTTTCGTCCTCCATATTAAATTCATCAGCAGTTGTAGGCTCTCCATCCAATGCTGAAAGGGCTAATGCTCTTAGTATCTCAGGGTCTTTGATATTCTTTGCATTTACTATTTGTTCTAATGCATTTCTATATCTTTCCATGTAGTTTTCTACGTCCAAGAGCAATTCATTCCAGGTCATAATCCCAAACGGGATTTTATAATATTTATATTTGATTGCATTTCTTTGATCGACTGCTCAACCAATCTTATTCTTTTTGATAGTTTACCTTCTGTTTTTTCTTTTGGCTTTGGTGCTTCTTCTTCTGATCTATTTTTTCTTTGAAACATATTAACTCCTTATTTAAATGGTGATTCTAGAAATTTTATTAAACCATCTTTAACTTTTTTCCAGAAAGTATCTTCTTTACCTCTAAAGTTTCCTACTATGTTTTTCTTGGTTTTCTTTTTTCTTGGCATAATAACTCCTTAATCGTTTAATTTGCCTAATGCAATGTACATTAGTTCCGGTGTAAGTCTTTTAACATTTCCTTGTTTACATCTTATTGCCATTCTTTTTACTAACATTTTAGCTTCATGGTCTATAAACTCTACTGAACCCTTTCCAAGCTGTACATCATTTTCTTTAAATATATCTTTTATTTCTTTTTTTGTCATTTTCGCATCCTTTTCTTTTTTATATGTTACATTACTTCCTTTTTTACATATATCGCAACTTTTTCTTAAAAGACCATATGTAGGAAGATGATCATATAATGCTATTGTACCAGTACATGTTCTTTCCCATGTTTTTTTACAGTTTTCACAGAACTTTAATTTTGTGAATTCTGCATGATGGTAATTTTTAGCACCTTTCCTTATTTTGGTCATATTTTTTTTTATATTTAATGACCTTATTACCCATTCCATATTAACTCCTTATATTTATGGCAGTATATATTTTCCTATAGATGAAGTCCCCATATTTCTATAAGTCCGACTTACACAGTCCCGTATTCCGAGGATTACTGCCAATTGATAGTCAGTTGAACTTAATCAACCCGGTTATCAGCCAAATATAGGGAAACTCTTTAGTAGCCAACTAAAGCACTTGTCATCACAATTTCATATGATATTGTATATAGTTTCCCTAGTTTTTATTTGTCATTCTTAATGTTGAATTGATCTTAGTTATTTCGTCAATAAGATTTCCTGTCAGAAATTTCTTATGAGAACCACCTTCTGATGGTACTAATTTCAAACCTTCTAATAATATTTCAGTTTCTTGTATACTTTCGATTACTAGAACAGGTACTTTCATTGATTTAGCCATTATCTGAATCCTCCAACGAAGTCTTTTCTTAAAAGTCTAACTCCTGGTATTTTAGTCCCATCTTTTAATTGCTCTAATATTCTTTTTTTATCAAGTTTCTTTGTTTGAACGGTTATCCAGTATTCATCAGGTATATCATTTTCATCTATTACTTCAACTGCACCAGCGGATTTTCTTATCTTAAGAGGATTGAAAACAGAATTCTTGGGTAGTGTTTTCAACTCTGCATGTGATTCGATAACAAGCTGCTTAACCCGTTCATTTGTATTGTGCAGCATTTTCTTTATTTTCTTACATTTATCTAGATGTTCATCTATCATTTGCATTTTTGACTCATTATCACGATAGAACCAGTATATACCATCTTCTTTTTGGTATAATTCTGTAAACAATTCTTGTATTTGCACATTAAATTGTTCTGGATCTAACGCCATGTCCATATTCATTTGTTGAGTCATTATATCAGTGGTTATTTCATTCATCGTTCTTCTCATAATTGTCCTCCTTTGCTATTGCATCCCAATCTGGTTCTAATATATCAGGATCTAAATCCTTTCCACACATTCCACAATTAAGACTTTCAGGTACATTTGTATCTTTTTCTTCAGCTTGATATTCCATTTCATCTCTAGGATGTTGGCATTCAAGTTCTTTTGTTGTTATTATTGCTATCATCCGATTAATCTCAATCCATTAAGTGAAAGATCAACATGTAATGTTTCTTTTTCACGATTAGCTGTGCTATCAAGTTTTAATCCCTTTATTAAACTCTTTTCTTTTACATCAAATAAAGGTTCTAAGGATAATACTTTATTAACATTGTATGCTACTCTAAATGAACCCTTAGAAGATGCTATGTTCATTCCTTCATGAAATGCACTTTTAGTAATTTCACTAATAACAAATACTATAAGATCATACTGTACAGCAATCTCTGTTAATACTTGTGATGCTTCTTCAACTTTCATATTATTATCTTTCATTCTACTTCTTAGAAGACCTAAATGATCGACTACTAATATTTCTGGTTTTTCTGGTAACATTTGAATTCGTTTTTCTATTTCATATGGATAACATGAATTATAATCAACTTGTAACCAACTAAAATCAACATCAAGTCCATTTTTGTTCTTACTATAATGTGTGGTTAGATCATTTTCATCCCATCCTTTTTCTATCATAATGAATCTTGACATCATTTGTCTTGGGGACATTTCAAGTTCCATCATATAAGTATTCTTTTTAAAGAAATTTATCCAATTCATAAGTAACATTGTTTTCATGCTTTTGGGAGGTGCTTGTAACAATACTACTTCTCCAGGATAGATGGGAAAACTATCTACTTGTTCATACATATTATTAAAGTTAATTGGTACAATATCACTTGTATAAAAGTCTATTAGTACATTTTCCATATCAGTTGCTGTCATTACTGATTGATTATTCTTTGATTTATATAGAAAACAAGTAGATTGACATAAAGAATCTTTTATAGAATCACTACATCCATAGTTATAACCACTGCCTTCATTAGCAATGTAACAAGATGTTATAATCTTATCTAACTCTTCTTTTGTAAATGGAACATCATGTTTATCTACACGTTGTCTCCAATCTTCCATTATCAATCTAACTACTTTTTCAGGATATCTCCATCTTAAGTGAGAACCTAGTCTTAAAGCTGTCATATGTCTACTTCCTTGACTAACACCTTTTAACATAAGTTGTATACATGTATAATTAGTTGGATCTGGGTCTCTTCCTAATTCTGCATCTACCTTAAGTGGTTTTGATTCTTTTTCTCTTGTTCTGTCTAATACATCAAATACTGGTTCACATATCATTTGTGGATATTTGAATTCTCTTCTAGGTTGATTCCTAAAATCCAGATCAAAAGCTTTAAATTCGCTTTCAGTTAAAGGTATTTTCCATCTCTTAGATTTTGTATTAAGAGTATTAGGTACTCTTATTATTCTTGTTTTATCAGTAACAGATGGATCAGCATATTTATATATACCTATAGCTGATAATCTATCTTTTACCTTGAGATGTAGATCTTTGCACGGTTCCCATTTAAATGCAGATGAGGGTATATTCACATGAAATCCACGACCACTAAAGTATATTTGATAAGGTATTTGTTTCTTATACAATATTTCCATCAATATTAATGTTTTATGTTGTGCTTCTTTAGTGTCTTTTCCATCAACATCTAATATTAATTCATCAGGCATATAGATAAGACCATCGAAACCAGCAAGTTTTTTCTTTTTATTGAAATACTCTATTACATATTCATCATAGTCCCATAAGGACATGAAGGTATCTTGGGGTGTACCTTCGAGCTGTGACATTTTATTACTTTCATGAAAATGATGTCTATTAGATAATGATAATGCAAACTCTTTAATCATTCCATCTCCTTTAACTCTTTTTTTACCTGATCTTGCATTTGATGTCTTTTATTCCAAAGCTGACCACGCAATTGAGGATTCAATTCTTGCAATTTTTGCCTACATCTTCTTATTGACTCTGATGATGGTAATTCACCATTAGCTAATACATGTAGAAAATCCATTACAGGTTCTTCAATTTTATCCATTTTATGATACCATACTGTAGCAAGTAACTTATTGTCATCATCTCTTAAATGAGGATGGTTCATAAGTAGATTGCTTACAATATTTATAGTTTTTTCTTTTATATATTTCATGTATATCCTTTTAAAAGAGAGGGGCTTTCCAATAGAGAAAAGGAGATAGAAAGCCCCTTGGCGTACTCTAATTAGAAAGGAGGTTCATCAGTAGTTGTTGTTTGCGTTGTTGTTTCAATAACATTAGCAACTTCAGCAACTTTTTCCTTTATTTCCTCTGTTGACATTTCCAATAATCCATTTGTTGAGCTTGAATCAGAAGGTTTTTTGTATTGTTCATAATACTTCATACCTTGACCCATCCAATATTCAACATCTTTTTCAGCGAATGATAATACATCACCTTCTTGAATAACTGGAGCAACACGATTTAATACTCTAAAGTATCCTTCTTCATTCTTATAGAAGAAAACATGAAGTTTTTTTCCATTAAGATTGACTGCTTCATCATCATATTGCAAACTCTTTTTACCAGAAGAATCCTGAACTTCACCAAGAATACCAGCATTTGCTAATCTGAATAGTCTTGCTATTGCAAATTCTTCACCAGTATCTTTTGACTTAGCTTCATATAAACGAAGATTTATTGTTTCAGGATATTCTTCAAACCAAGCATCAACATAACGTATATCGTTATACATTCCATACTTAGCGTCTTTCAAAGTAACTTCTTTCCAGCCGACAGACCAATCTCCGCCACCTGAGTTACTCATTGTTTTTATAGCCATTATGACTCCTTATTTACTAAGGTTTGTAAACTCCATGTCTTACCAGATCCTGGACTCCCTATAATAAGAATCTTTGCAGATGTGAAGTTCTTTTGTTTTACAGCATCTAATACCAATTGAAAATCTTGGGGAATCTCAGAAGGTAATAGATTTGTTCTGTCTTTAGCATGATCATACTTTTCAGTATGTTTTGTTTGCCAAACATATTTAGTTTCACCATTAGGAGCTTCAATAGTTCTTGTATAAAATACAAAATCAAACCATTTACTTATATCTTCTTTGGTGCTACCATCTATATATGGCAATACTTTTGTAGTTCCATCATCAAGGTCTCTTAATTTACCATGAACAGTCATAACTAAAACACCTGGTATTCTTGTGATGAATTCTAATAACATATCAAGTGTATTCTTTAGTTTACCCCAATCTTGCATTTTCATTCTTCCTGTTTTATCAACAAGACTTCTTTGATACTTCTTTGATAACTCACTGAATGTATCGAGTATTAATGCATCTATTTGAGTTCCATTCTTGGGTATGGTCTCTAAAACCTCTTGATCTATTTCAATACCACCTATCTTTGTTTTATGTACTGCTTTTTGAACAGTATAAAGATCAGATATTATCTTTTTGAATTGATCGAATGTAGTAGGTGCAAGTACAGGATATCCAAATAACTCTTGTATTTCATCTGGGCCTCCAAGTGTTTGCGAACCACGTTCAAGATCAAACATTAAACATTTCATTTATTGTCCTTTATTATGTTTGTTTTTATAAATTTGTTAATTACTGATACTATTATTGCAAATAAAAATATACCTATCCCCCATATGACAACAGCTATACCTAGTATAAACATATTAGCTATCCATTCTGCTATATTCATGACAATCATTTAATCTCCTTATGTTATCTTGGCAAGTGTAAATGATCAGATACCCATCTACGAACATTTTGATTTTGAAAATTCTTCCTATCTCTTATTTTATCAAGATCAGGAAAGGCAAAATCTCTTGCATATGCTTTTCCTTTCATGCTTTCTGCTTGTTGGAAAAATATTACTCTATCATTATCAACAGGTGTTGCTATAAAATCACAATGATTTGGTGTTATTTTCACCATTAATGAATGACCATAAGTAGTTTCTGCAACTCTAGAATGATATTTAACTTGTATTGATATCCACCTTTTTATTAAGGTTCTTTTACCCCATTTTCTAGGTTTACACACTACCATATCAACACCAAGATCACAATCAGGTCTTGATACGATATAACCATTCTCTAATAAAAGATTGGATACCATATTTTCACCTATTGTTCCCTGAACCATTGTACCAACATCTAGCACACATGTTTTTTTGTATCGTTGTTTCTTCATGCTTCTGGCATATCATTAAACTCTTCAGCAAATGAATCATACTCGTCTTCTACCATTTTCAAATATCTTTCCCAATCTTTTTTAGGATTTTTGTAGATAGATATACATCCATGAGCTAATAAAGCTCCTACAGTATCTTTATACCATTCTACATCCATACCTTTAGATTCCATTTTCCAAAACATCATGCCAATTAATCTATGAAGCAATGGAAGAATGTATTTTATTCCATGCCTACCAGTTAGTTTATCTCTTAAATCGCTCATTTAATTTCCTTTTATTAAAGAGAGAGACCACGCTTACTGCTCGCTTACGGAGTTGAATCGCATATGCTTAACTGACAGTATTAACGAATGGTGGTTTTTAGCCGTAACTCTCTCTCTAAATTATTTTGCCATTAATGTCATAGATGGGAAGTGAAATAGTATTTCTTTTTCGTATGATTGTTTAGTTGCTATCTTGGAAATAGCATTTGTAATGAATGAACCAGCCATATTACTACAATAACTTGTAGCTTTTGCTGTACATGGTTCTTCATCCGCACTATGATCATCATACCAACAATCTTTGTAATTTTCAAGACTTGGTTTCTTGAATACATACTGTTGATATGTTTGTGCACCCATACGTCCATCTACCAGTATCACTGGCTTCAATCTTTTAACACTACATGCTATCTCAACAGCCTGTAGCCTACTTGACATATTATCAAATCCTAAGACAATAACATCATTTCCATGAGGTATATACTGAGAATTATCCATGAATTTTTCTTTGACCTCTATAATTACAGGATCTTCGCATATATCATATAAATAATCTCTTAATACATCTACTTTGTGTTTTCCAATAGAAGAATGGGTGTACTGACTGACTCCAATATTTGCATTGGATACTTTGTCATTATCGTAAAGAGTAAACTTTTCGCCACCCGATCTGGCTATTTGAGTGGCTGCGGAACTGCCAATAGCTCCGCAACCAAGTATGTGAAAATGAAAATTATCAAAGTTGTTGAAAATATCTTCAAACCTCGATGTTCTGTCCATTTTTCTCTCCCAAATTTAGTAATTTTAGAGCACTATATCCAGCATAAACACCGCATTGCTCCAAGAGTTCATCTTCTGTAAGTTCTTTTATATCAAAGGTTTTGTCCATTCCTTTAAGCATTTTGTTCCATTCTTTAACAGACTTCAACCAATCCTTGAAGATCATAGTTCCTTCTAGGAATTCATCATTCCAATCATCTAACATATCAACAGTTTTTTGTAATAATGGATCATTATTTTCTCTTCCGTATCCATTATAACTATACCCACCATAATTACCATAATCATAATCATATATTGATGTTTGTCTTGAATCTGGTAATGTATATTTATTACCTGTATTCCATGTTCTACCTTTGAATGTTTTGTAGTTTGCTATGTTTGTTTTAGGTTCCTTACATAGTTTAGATACAGAATCTGTTATAGCTTTTGGTACTTTCTTAGCTTTTGCACCTAGTATATTTAATTCTATATCTTTATGTGCTTCAATAGGATTCCATACACATACTCTGAATTTGTATTCTGAACGAATATTGACAACAAGAAATGCTGCCCAATCTCCACTATTATACTCTTCCATAGTACTTGTATCTGTACCAGACCAGAATGCACTCATATTAGCATGTGAATGCCACCAAACAAATCTTACATCATTACCATGTTTTTCTGCACACTTTACATAATAATCTGCAACTGCTTCTTTATCCATCGTTGTCGTACCGCCAGTTACTTCCTGTTTTAATATCTCAGGTTCAGATATTATCATATTTCCATCTTTATCTGGTTTAGCAACCATAAAACCACCTATTTCTGCACTGAATTTGTCATAGGATGCTTGGGCAAAATCTATAACTTTTTTCCAGTCCTTTTGTGAAATGTAAAACTCCATTTTAACTCCTATTATTTACTGTTGTGATACCCATTCCAACATACTTCTTTCTAAGCTTTCTTCATCTGAGATAGTTATTTCACGTCTTGGATAATTATCATCAGATCCTTCATAACTCCAATTAAAGTTTCCTGGATATGTGTCTTCTACATTTAAACATTCCATGAATTGATGCTTCTTTCGTTGCCATCCTCTTAATCTTGTTCTTTTCAATTCATCAATATCATGTTGAAATCCACTACAATCTTGTCTTACTTCATTAATACAGTATTTCATGCAAAGAGATTGTCTATCTTCTACATTAGCAATATGATTTGACATTCTATTTGTACAATCAGTTGTATTCATACCTATTCTATCTAAATATTCACTATTTAATACGTCATCATGTTTACTTGGATGTCCATAATAACCCATAGTTATATTATTTAATGGATGAGTTACACCCATTCTAAATGTTGATAGCCATGTAAAAACTGTTTCAGACCATTTTACAAAATTTATATCTTCCATTCTTCCAAATAGATAGTTAAAATTTCCATAGCATTGACTACTTGGTCTATTGTAATAAATTTTCCATTTACTAGGATCACTTTTTTCATCAATTGAATGATCTGGATCATAGCTAGAACCAGGATACTGAAGAAATGGATGTTTCACTCCTTGTATCAATGGTTTAAACCAGAAAGATGAAGCTACATTCATATCATGAGCAAATCTACCTCTTGGTCTAACTTTTACTGCCCAATACATTAATGCTTTTAAACTTACTTGATGTAATGCAAGAACATGTCCAGTATTGTATCTGTATACAGGTATTGTATCATCACCATCATATACATTCATTGGAATATCTTTAAGTGGTTGAATTAAGTATATTCTTTCACTAACTTCATCTAAGATTATACTTACTTGTTCACTTTCAAATTTCCACATTTCATTCAATACATCATCAAGAAAAGATACAATATTTTCATTTCTATCTTTATGCACATAGTATCGAACAACATCTTTATTATCGTTTGAATACATACTAAGATATTCTTCATATACATGAAATAGATCAATTGCATCATTTATAGCACTTTCTTTTATAGTGTCTATTATATTCGGATCATCTGTCCAAATAGCTCCAGCAGATCTTTTTCTTGCTAAATGATTATCAATTTCAGCAAGCTTACGTTTAAATCTATTTAAATAATAATTACCTCTATTTCTATCAGGTTTATCAAATATTTCTAGTACGCTTGAGTATCTTGTCTGGTGTGTTCCAAGATAATATGACCTTAACCTTTCAACTTTATTATAAGTACCAGGTTTCCAGTTAAATTTCTTTGTGACTTCAAGATCATCTATATTTAGATAATCAGGGGTATAACGATTTATATCATGTAATAATGAGAGAAGATCAGCTTGTGGGCCAATAGGAATATCTTCAAAATTAGCAAGTTCAATAAATTCTTTTAACATTTGCACTCCTTTTTAGCTTCGGAAGGAGCAATACAGAGATGTCATCGCATATGATGAACAGAGCCGTTACTCCTTCCTACGCTAATTCAATTAACGAAATCGATTCCGATGATTATTTTCCGCCTTTCTTGTTGGTCTTTACAGCTGCGACCCTATCATTATCACGCAGTTGATGATCATCGTTTACTACAGCTCGATTTACGTTAATAGCTTCAGTTGTGAGACCTCTTTCAACACGAAGTTCACCAACAGTTTCGGCATCAACTGTTTGTTCTTCGAATCTACTTGATCCTTCACATAGATATATATCTGGCATATTGCCTCCTTATATTAGCTTGTTAACAAAAACTTTCTGTCAGTGACCGCTCGACAGTGATCCTTAATGCCAAACTTAAGCAGCTCAGTTCGGGGATCAGCGTGCAGGAGTTTCACCTACATATTACGTCCATTTTAAAGTGTGGTTACACTCCCAAGTTTTAATCTTCTTTAGGTTCCGCCTTATATCTTTTCCATATACCCATTGGATTGAAGAAATTAAAGATAGGTTTTATTCTATTTAAATAATCTCCCTTACCATCCATAGTATCTGGTTCTAATCCATTTGCTTCCAGTACTTCAGGTTTATAGAATGGAGTTTTATCCATTGTACGAGTATAAAACTTAAATAGATCACTATTTTCTTCGTCTTCAAGTCTTTTTAATCGCTTACCTGCTTCTACTGGTGGTAAACCTTTTGAATCCCATGTAATGTGTAATGGATATCCTTCTTTACCTTTATGTCTTTGATGTGTAATAATATCTTCATTGTTAGTAGCATCATACACTATTGCTTCAGTGTCATCTATTACTGACTGTCTTAGTAGAAATACTCTTGAGGCTAGTATTTCACCATCATCATAAAGACCATGATGTATTATCTGTGTCCAATCACCATCACTTACTTCACTAGGAAATATTGGATTACCAGGTTCATAATCATATGTTATATGAAAAGGACTAATTGCAAATACAGCTCTACCTGTATCTTCATTTAATACAGGACTGACAAGATGGCATGCTGTATAAATAGGTATTTTACCATCTTCTTGTACTTCTATATCACTCATAACATCTCCTTTAAGTTAAGCTGGTGATCAAACCGCTTGGGTTGGAGCAAACAGATGCAAAACATGCGGAGTTTCACATAAAGATCACCAGCAAGTATAAATCTTTGGGTATAAGTCCTGGTAGGATTCAGCGTGAAGTAATCATCTCTGCATTGATAATTACAACCTACATAACAATGATGACAGGTTAGACTGCTGTTTTTTAGTCATTGCTCTACTATCATAATATCATCACGATAAGCATCAGACATTTGTCCATACTCTTATCTCTCCACTGGTCATACAGCAGAGGACGACTAAGTAGGCACTTGCTTCCGTCTATGAAGTATTAGTGCTTACATTATTATACCCAAATTGTGCGAGTACACACGATTATTAGACTTATCATCAATCTTTAAATAATGTGTGCCAAATAAAATTAATGCAATAAACTGGTTTGCTGTTGTCCACAGATCTCCAGCGGTCGACTATGTCAATTCACTCAAGTTAAGTAATCCCTCACGACTCATCACCACACTCTGTCTAACCAACAGTAATTATTTAATGTGGCTACTAAACCATCAGGTTACGTGTCCGAAGAATATCTTCATATCCTCTTCCTTTACAGACGAACTTAATCTCTGCCATGCAGGTGTTGTTTATTGCAAATTTTAGGCAGACTATAGTTGCGAGCTATTCTTCTACAACATGACCAAATGGATAGAAGGGATGTCTGCCTAAGTATAAATCTTTGCCTGGTATGATTGTAGGAGCACCAGGCTATCTCCTGTTATAAGTTATTCCATCAAGTAAGCCTCCTATCTAAATTGTCTTGTTTTAGTTAAGGGACAAGTAATATCATGTTGTGCTTTTTGATTGTAGAGAGCATTATACTCACTATTTAATAAAGACAGTTCATCTTTTAAATGTTTAATATCTTTATTCTTTATGTAATTGATCAAAAGCATCATAATAAATAAGATGGCTATTGCAATGTTATAAATCACGACTTTTTCTCGCTTTCTTACGCTTGATGCGTTCTATTTGATTGCGAGTACGACCATTAGTGCTAAGAGATGCATTGGTCTTCCTCTTAACACGTTTACGATCTTTAGCTTTTCTGTTTGGCATGTTCACTCCTTATACATTCTCTAATAACAGCACTATAAGACGATAGTTTCATATTCTTTTTTAAATCTCTTAATTTATAAAAATCATCTTCTAGTATTTTAAGAGATATTGAAACTTTACCAAAGTTTACTTGTGGCATGTTTACTCCTATTGTTTAAATATTAAGTGACAGACAGAACTCGACATGAACTATCTGCCACTTATGCTACGACGCACACCCATTGAACAAACACAAAGGTATGACTATTATAATCAAATGAAAGTTTGGTAGGAGTTTATAATATATATACCACAGTCTACTTGGGTAAGACAGGGTAAAAGATGTATGAAGGGATGAAAGGGGCATTGTACAAACTACCCCTTAATGTTAAAGATTAATTACCACACACCATCTTGATCCATAAGATGATCCTTGACTCTGACTAGAGATTTCTTCTCTTCAGCCATATTATCTCTAAGAGTTACCCATTCGTCTGCATCACTTGGATAACGTCTAGCCATTGAGTTGCATATAGCTTGAAATTCATCAGCGTAAGCATTCAGCTTAGTTCTAGTCTTTCTTCTAGCTGAATTACTACGACCTTCATCACGGCCACTGTATTGCATATGTATCAATGCATCAATGATAGATGTCAGTGCTTCACGAGCACTTGTAAGGTCAAAGATTCTAGGCATTTCAAATAAACCCATTCTTAACTCCTATTAATTAATTAAATAACATATATAATACAAATGAAAAATAACGTAATCGTAGAATTAAAAACCCTTGTTAAAGGGGGTACGTCCGTATGAAACACCGCATACCAAAATGTCACAATTTTTAAACCTTTTTGTAATTCTGATATATTTTATATATTCGCTACCGTAGATTCGTAGAATATCACCCTTTAAGTACCCCTGCAATGGTTCTGCTTCGAGGGTCAGAAGTCGGGTTGTAGGTTATCAAAATAGTTAACTGAGTTCCCCGATACTACAGAAAACTGCTAAGATATAAGTCTTGAGTAAGGGAGAAATAACTGGCTTTGGATGAAATTCTTGGTTAAAGATCAGAATGCTCAGGGGAAAAGTCTATCTAATTATATTCATTTATGCTTATCTTATAGTATGAAGATATATACTCTTACTATTAGTATTGATGAAGAGAATGAGCAGGTAGAGTTTATTCGAGAAGAGCAATATAATACTGAACCCGTTACCACAGAGGATGTTAAGATGGTATCAGAGATAAATGCGGAAGAAAGTTTTGAAAGTTTATTAGAGAAGCTAAAGCTAAGTATTGTTGGATATGCATAAGATTTACGCCCCCTGGCGGGGGCTATATGATGAGACATTATAGGGTAAATAAAGCAGAACATACAGTATTTGAATCTATGGATGAAGTCCCGTCCAGTATAGAGATAAGACCGAATTGGCGTGATGCCGATATTGGTGACTGGGTCAAAGCTGATGATAATTGTATCATTCAGATCCTTAGAAAAGGTAATATGATCCGTAATAAGGGTAAAGACAAGATACGTAGTTATATAGGTACTTGCACAGGAACGTTTGTATGCCTTCCACGTACCAAGATGGATACATCCAGGAGAAGGAATATATACTCAATTGGTGGGGAATTATTAGCGGAAGAGAGAGTCACATCCCGAACTACGCTCTCAAAGAACGAGGTACTGTTTGTTCAGTATCTTTCCTCCGGACTCTCGGCACAGAACGCATATCTCAAGGCATTCCCCACCAATAACCCGTATTATGCAAATACTAAATCTTCGAGTCTTATAAAAACAGAAAGGATAGTTAAAGCTATGAAAAGAGAATTAGAACCAATAGTAAAAGAATTGGGTATTAGCCCTAAGTATATCCTTGATAGGATAAAAGCAGAAGCCGATAATGGAGATAAGGCAGATGTGCGTTTAAAAGCATTGTTCAAACTTTCTGATATACTAGATCTAGAGGATAAATCTAGTACTAAGGTCACACAAGTAACTGGGGCTTTGTTTCAAGGATTTTCAGAAGATCAACTTGAGGCAGCAGAGCGTCCAAAGGAGATAGAGGGATGAGATATTACTGGGAAGCATTATTTAGCGTAGAGTATTTCCCGTATTGGGAGTTTTCTATGCTAATGATACTAGCATTACAACTAAGTATGTTGTTTAGATTGCATAGAATAGAAAAAAAGATAGATAAGTTATAGTTTTTGCTTTGTAATCGCTATTTTTTGTATAATAAGATACAATAAATGGCAAATATTAATACAAAAGTTGTATCAAAGGCTGAAGAACAGCTAGAATTAGCCAGAAAAGACCTTATTGCTTTTGGAAAGTTATTTCTTCCAGAGGATTTTATGCGTTCTGAGACACCCTTCTTTCATTATGAGGTTACGGATGCATTAATGGATAAGGATCATAGGCAATTAGCTATCATACTTCCAAGGGGGCATGGAAAGACAGTACTTACAAAGTGCAATATTATGCATGATTTCTGCTTTGCTACCGATCCGTTATTCTATGGATGGGTTGCTGCTAGTTCAAAGATATCAGTACCAAACCTTGATTATATTAAATATCATATTGAGTATAATGATAAAGTAAAATACTATTTCGGGGATCTAAAGGGGAGAAAATGGACAGAAGACGACATCGAGTTATCAAATGGCTGTAAGCTTATATCTAAATCTAACCTTTCAGGCATTCGTGGGGGTGCTAAGTTGCACAAAAGATACGATCTTATTGTATTGGATGATTTTGAAGATGAGAATAACACCATCACTCCAGAATCGAGATCGAAAATATCAAATCTTGTCACAGCTGTTGTCTTTCCAGCTTTGGAACCTGCGGATGGCAGGCTTAGAATTAATGGAACACCTGTACACTTTGATTCTTTTATCCAAAATATACTTGTTGGACATGATAAAGCAGCGAAAGAGAAAGAAAAATTTAGTTGGAAAGTAATAACGTATAAAGCTATCATGGATGATGGTAATCCTTTGTGGCCTAGTTGGTTTGGACATAAGGAGATGAAACGTAAGAAAAAATTCTATGCTGATTCTGGGCAGCCACAAAAATTCTATCAAGAATATATGATGGAAGTTCAGAGTGCAGACGACGCAATATTCACAAGAGAGCATATAAAGCATTGGGATGGGATATTTACCCATGATGATGAAACAGGATTATCATTCATTACGCCTAATGGGCAGGATACTCAGCCTTGCAATGTCTTTTGTGGGGTTGATCCTGCCACCGATAGTCAAAGACGGGATAGTGATTTCTCAGTTCTTATAGTAGTAGCAGTAACACCTGAGAATAATATTTATGTATTGGACTATATACGAAAAAGGTCTATACCTGTCTTATCTATACTTGGTGAGGAAAGAAAAGGTATTGTAGATTATATGTTCGACTATGCAAGAACTTATCATCCATCACTTTTTACTGTAGAAGACACTAGTATGAGTAAACCTATCTTTCAATCATTACAGTCAGAGATGCGTAGGAGAAATGATTTCAGTATAGGTTGTAGACCAGAGCATCCTGGTACTCGTATGAGTAAACGAGACAGGATACAGGAAGTATTAGCACAAAGATTTGCAGTAGGTCAGATACATTTAAAGAAAGAGATGTACGATCTACATAGAGAAATAATAACATTTGGGCCTCGTATGGCACATGACGATACTATTGATGCACTTGCATATGCTTGTAAGTATGCACATCCACCCATGAACTCTAAGAAAAATAAGGATGGAGATTGGTATAAGCGTAAACCTAAGGTAAAAGATTGGGTGGTAGCTTGAAAGTATACAAACATGGATATTCTGCAAAGCTTGTAAGAGTTGTTGATGGAGATACTTGTGATGCTATGATAGATTTAGGTTTTGATACCTGGGTAAAGAAAAGAATACGCTTTATGGGTGTAGATACTTGGGAAAGTAGGACTAGAGACCTCGAAGAAAAAGCTAAAGGATTAGAAGCAAAGGCTTTTACAAAAGAATTATTAGAGTCTAATGAAGGTAAATTTGATGTCATATCACACGGTGTTGGTAAATATGGCAGAGTATTAGGTGAGTTATTTATTGAAGGGCATGAAAAGTCTGTTAATGAATTATTAAAAGATAATGGTCATGCATATGAATATGACGGTGGTAAAAAGAAGGAATTCGATGGGTGATACAGTAAAAGAAGCAAAACATCCAAAATTAGCAGAATTTATATATGAGAATGTTGAACTTCCAGGATATTCAAGAACCTATGTACCAGGTGAATCTGAATTAACAGCAAGGCTTCTAGGTCTCCCACCTAAATATACTTATGAAAATAAGTTAAGCGTTGTTCCTGAGCAATTTCAAGAAGATGAATTAAAAAATCCTACATTATGGAAAACATATATTGATAAAGTTTGGGAAAGTGTTGCTGAAAGTGCTTATGATCCAAAAGAAAGTCCAATAATGGAAGTTGAGCCAAATGTATTTGAAATAAATCCTAATACAAAAGCAGGTAAAGCATTACAAGGAAGAGTTAATCTAGCTTTTTCAAGAGGAAAACATCAGAGAAAAGATGCAAACCCCGATAATGAATATGAGCCAATGTATAAAGGAGAAGAGCCATTATTGGGTGATGTATATTTTGATGAAGAAGGTAATTTTAAAGATATATGGAATATTTCATTAGATCCACATGAACCCATACTAACACCTACGAATATGATGAGAAGAATAGGGGCACCCTTATTAGAAGTAAATAAACCAGTAGTTAGAGGAAAAGCTATGTATAAAGGATATAAGTAATGGCTAAAAAGAAAAAAGCTGATCAAGTTCGACAACTATTTCATTATAGTAATAATTTTATAAGAGAACAATGGCAAAATGTTAATCAAGAAGGATATGACTTTGCACATGATGATCAGTTGA